TTCTTGAATTTGTTCTTGAATTTGTTCTTGTTTTAGTGGCATAGGAAATATATCTTTGATTATTCTCATAGCATATCTAACATGTTAGTGGTCTTTTGTCAACTTGTCTTTGATATTTTCCCAACATATCAGCACGGCAGCTTTTAAATCTGTCATGTGTGGATAAATTTGCAACAACTTACTGCAATTTACATCACAACAATCTAAAGACTGGTCTTTTTCAAAAGTCAAAACTTGTTCTGGTGTATTATCATGAGGATCAAGATGAGAAAATTTATCAACTTTTAAAACAGAACTAAAAAAGTATAAATCACTACCAGTTCCCTCTTGCACAAAATTATAAATTCCTTTTAGATTTTCTTTTGTACTAAATTCTAAGAATTTTTTTAGATCAGGAATATATGTTCTAGTATCCACCATATTGGATATTTTATCCTTTTTATAAGTTTTTACCAACCAATTATCAGGATGAAATCTATCATCAAAACAACCTCTTATTCTTATAATCAAATCATCATGATGTTCTAAATATCTTTCTGAAACTCTTTTTGATAACATATAATCATTATGTATGTTGAGTTGTTCATTTGTTTCCACATTAGATTTCCAATCATGTCTTTTGTTATAAAAATCAGCAGTTGATATTTGAATGAATTTAATATGATTGAATTTACACAGATGGCTCAATTCTTTCGCATACAGATAGTTTTCATTAAAAATATTTATAAAATCTCCATCAAGAATTTCGTAAAAATTAACTATTGTGTGGTATTTTTCGTTTAATTTATAAAAATCAGAGTCTAGATTTAATTTAGAAATAACATCATACTTCTCTGGAAAATCAGAGAAGTATGATGAAACATAATTATTGCCATTTATCAGAATTTTTTTCATGATCTAATATACACTATTTGATCAAAAAATCAACCCTCACATGTTGAACAACTCATTATATTTCTTGCAAGCTCTTGAGCAGGATTAGCACTACGCTGATAGTATAATGCTTTAACTTTTTTCTGCCATGCAAGAATATATAAATCGCTCACTTGTTTAGCAGGAGTGTTGGGAGGAACCTGAACATTCAAGCTTTGCCCTTGATCTATTTCTTTCTGTCTCTCTGCCGCTTGGATTATTATTTCTTTTTGAGAAATCTCTCCAAAGGTTTTGAATACATCTTTTTCATGTTGAGAAAGAAAACTCAAATGCTGAACACTACCACCTTTTAACAAAATCGAATTCCATGTTTCTAGATCATTTTTTCCTTTTTCTTCTAAAAGTTTTTCTAAATGAAAATTCTTATAAGTGAACTTACCTTTTGCAAGGTCTTTAACATAATAGTTGCTGTTTAATGGTTCTATGCTTGGGCTAACTTGTCCCAAGATAAAACTGGAACTGGTTGTGGGAGCAACAGCAAGTGTTGTGGTGTTTCTGCGACCATAACCCTTTAGTAATGGTGGTTCCCCTAGCAACTGTGCTAACTTTTCAGAAGCAAGATCAGCATTCTTTCTGATATTTTTCCATATCTGAATGTTCAACATGTTTGCTTCCAAGCTTTCAAAAGAGATCATCTTTTCTTGTAGCAGACTATGCCATCCAAGAACACCAACTCCAAGAGCACGGTGATTGATTGCAAAATTTCTAGGAGCTTGCATAAATTTCATATTTTCTGTTTTGTCTATAAACTCTGTCATCACAGCATCCAAGAAATAAACTAATATCTCAACAGCATCAGTGTCTTTCCATTCATTATAATGTAGCAGGTTCATGCTGCTCAAATCACACACAAAGCTCTCATCTTTATTATTAGGCAACATTATTTCTGAACAATTATGTGTAATAAAACCATTACAAATCCAGTGGTGTTCCTCTGAATCAACTGTGCAGCAATAGACATCTTCCTTTCCGATATATTCTATAGAAACTATTTTTGAATATTTTTTTGAATTATCTCTATATTCATCTTTTTCTAATTTTATATTTTTTCTAGAAAGAAAACCTGTATGTTTTTCAACCTTGATTGCATCATTTTTATTTCCGATAATAAGTCTCCAACAATCTTTTGTATTATATAATTTATGTCCACCTCGACCATCAGGAAGAAGAGTTTCTCCCTGCTTTCTTAAGATTCTTATAGAGCTTTTTACTCCTAAATTACACAGAATTATTTGAATTTCTTTTAAGAAATCTTTATTTATGTTGGCTAATGATATTTGTATCGGATTACCGTCTGAATCTCCTAAATTTGCTGTTCCATCAGCATACAACAGACCTTTGATGTATTCCCAATGTGTTGCTTCATCACTTTCCCAAATCCACTGCGGAACATAACCTTTTTCAAAATTTAGTGCTTTTTTAAGAGTTTTACTAGCTAATCTTTTTTTATTAACAGAACCGTTATACACAACACAATCATGAAATTTAGCAGGTTCGATGTTTCTTTCAATATGTACTCCTTTTTTATTAGGTATAGAATAAACATTGCAATTATATGAGTAATGAATGTATTCGAATTTTTCTTCTATTAATGGTATAAGATCAAAATCATTTTCCCATACGTCTATCATTACAGTGTCTTTATGTTGTGTTCCATCTGCTTGATATAAACCAAGTAAAAAAGCTTCTGCTTGTTTATTTTCATTTCCGAAAATACCTTTTTCAGTTTGAAACGCAACTCTATCTCCTATTTTCAAGTCAGAACACGCAACATTTTTCTCATGTTCAGCACCTTGTTGATCTTTTTCAGAGACTACTATTTTATGATAACTTGTTATTTCATGTGATAAACCGTTGGATAGGTTAACTCTATATACATCTGCATCTTTTTCTATTAATTGCATCGGAGTCGAGTTGACCATCTTTTTATTATCAAAAAGAACCAAATCTTCTCCTCTTTCGTACAACTCTTTGGCAGTTAGAATTCCATGATTAGATACAACTCGCTGATTTCCTGTAACACAGAGATTGCTGTGATTTATAATGTATCCTTTGTCTTTATAGACTTGTGGAGCATGGTTATTAGCATTATCAGAAAAGAAAATATAAGGATAGCCAGTTTCAAATCTTTTCTTTATAACTTTACCCCAAATTTTTCTACTATGTTTATCTCCATCTAAAATTTTATTCATGAATTCATCAGAAATGCACACCCCAAGACTCATTTCTTGAATAGTGTGGCCTGCATCACGAACTGTTAAAAACTCTTCAATGTCTGGATGGTCTATAGGCAGATATGCTGCAAAGCTGCCACGACGAACATTGCCCTGCGAAACAACATTCATGAGCTTGTCGTAAATCTCCATAAAATGAACACTGCCAGTGCTCTCTCCTCCACTACTAATTTTTGCCCCACGACCACGCAAAGATCCAAAATATGCACTAGTGCCTCCACCAGTTTTTGTCATCATGCCAACTTCTGCCACTTTTTCTAAAATATCTTCCATAGTGTCAGAGATGAAACTACCAAAACAACTTATGGGTAATCCACGTTCACGTCCAAAATTCGAAATTATTGGGCTACTTAACGAATACCAACCTCTTGAAAGATAATCTTCAAACTTTTCTGCAAAGCCGCTTATACCTAATAGTTTTTCCGCATGTTGTGCTATATCTTGAAATCTCTGTTCAGGTGTTTCATTATCTATCAAATAACCTCTTTTAAGAAATGTTCTTGAATCTTTGTTTAACCAATAATATTTTTGTTTGTTCATATTTAAAATTATTTCTTACCCCAATATTGCATGGGATTACGCATTTTTGTTTTGATTTTTTCAATTCTCGAAATATATTTTTTGGAGAATGTTAAACTTTTACTTGTTATTAAACGAATAATGTAAATTGCTAGACTGGAATTATAATCATTTAAAATTTCTATAATTTTAATAAATCTAGCATCATATAATATCGCCTTAAGCTGTGATAGTTTCATGATCAGAATAATTCATCTTCATCAAAACTTTGATTTTTCTTTGCATAACCAACGTCTCTAGAATGGAAAAAGTCTGTCATATTATTTCCTAATAATTCTTCGTTGAACCATTGTGTCTTGGAAAGAGCTTCTTCATCAACATCATGGAATGCTTTCTGGAACTTGATTTCTTTTAATGAATTGTTGATTCTTGATTTTACAAGCTGTTCAAGAATGTGTGAGGAAAGATTTTCCTCATCAATTCCGTTGACCATCCAGTGAATAATTTTACTCTCTGCTTTAAAAGCATCCATTGCTTCACTAACCACACGCTGTTCCAACTCCTCATCAAATAATTCAGGATGCTCTTCACGAATAGTATTAATAATCTTCATACCAACAAGTGCATGAATGTTTTCTTCATTACGAGTATATTTTACTTGTTGATCAGTATCTTTTAATACATTTTTAAAACGAGAAAACCAATTAATTACATAAAATTGACTAAAAAGACTTACATTTTCAACAAAAAGTGTAAAAAGAATAATTGCATAAAGATATTGCTTACGAGAATCTTTATAAAAACGATGTGTATATTTACGAAGATATTTTACTCTACCCTGAATAAAGTCTAATTTAAGATTTTCTTCAAAGATTTCTTCAAGATCAAGAACTTTTAAAAGACGTTCATATGCATTATTATGAATAACTTCTACGTTTGCCATCACATAACCAAGGTCTTGTAAACTTGGATGTGGTAAGTTTTCACCTAGTTTAGCCCAAAATGTTTTTACAGCAACTTCAATTTGACCAATAGCAGACAGAGTTCTAACAATTATTTCTCTTTCTTGATCTGTTAAATTTACTTTAAATTGTTGAACGTCACTCTTAAAATTAAATTCTTTGTCGGTCCAAAAACCATTATGCATGGCTTCTATAAATTTTTCTACCCAAGGATAACGGTCTGGTTTTCTGCTAATTTGTTCCTCGAATATAGAATATGTTTTTTTATTTAAATTGTGTGCCTGTTCTAAATTGTCCATCGTGTTTAATATTTACTCCTGTAAGGCTACTAACTTACCATTTTTCTGAAAAAAATCTACTATTTTTTAAGTGTCTTTTTGGCACAAAAAAGGCTCCCAAAAGGGAGCCTTTCTTTATTTTTTATTATAGATAAACAATGTATCCATCATTAATTTTTAACCAAATCCAACCAAGATCATTTAATACGCTAATGATTTTTTCTTTGCTTGGATATTCTGGACTAAAAATATTTTGAATCTTTCTAATTGAAACCTCAGATTCATTGTTTTCTCTTTTTTTGAGTAGATAATTATTAATTCTTTCTTTAAAAAGAGAGTATTCTTGTGTTTCTTGATTGATTTTTTTCACAATTTCGCTTTGGATTGGTTGATTGTTTTGATCAACAACAGCATGAACAATTTCTTTTTCAAAAATGCTTTCCACCGTGTAGCTGCTCACTCTGCATTTTTGACAAGAGTAATCGGTTGGCACACTCACCACATCTTTTGGATTCACTTTGACCACCAACACAACAGGAGCAAAGCTTCTAGCATAGTCCAAGCTGCCAACATGAAGACCAAAGCTGCAATGCACGTTTCTGTCATCATCCACGTTGTTTCTTTCAACAGTGATGGTTTCTCCGATATTATTCAGAATTTTGCCTTGTGAATCAACAGTTCCGCTAATCACTTTGGTGTCCAAGTTGCCGCTGCTGCTGTACATGTCATGACGGACTCCTTTGTATGCCAAGAAACAACCATCTTCTGTGAGAGGCAATTCCTTGTATTCTAGGAATTCGTATAGTTCATTAACACTTTGGCTGCTTGGATTTTGTTTGAGATTTTTCCAAAAATTCTCAAACAATTCAAGAGGTAGATTTTCATTATAAAGGCGCACCACTTTTTTGGAAAGAGCTTTAGGAAGTTTCTCTCCCTGATAAGTCACTTCATCATCATTAATGATGAATCCTTTGTTTTCTGCATCTTGTGTTTTATTTGGATTTAAAACTTCCAGAATGGCACTTTCTCTTTCATTTTCTGGTAAGTCAAATTTAGAAATAACTGATGCATAAACATCGCTTTCTTTTGATACTTTGTGAATTTTATTATTAATAAATAATACGATACTGTTTTGATTAATTATGTATTTCATGATGGGTATATTAATGATGTTTGTGTGTTTGTCAATCTTTAATTTTAAGAATCGTTCTCAACTGTTTTCTGTTTATTCTTGATAAGTTCCAACTACTGTATTCAAGACTATTCAGCAAATTGCTTCTAAGAGATTTTTCGTTTTTAATTTTTTGCAAAATGCAGTGGTATTTATAAACATATTTTTGTTTTTTATTTAATTTATTAACAATTAAATCACAATTATGTAAAAATGTTAATTTGCATTGATTTAATTTTGATTTCTTTTCGTTCTCTTTATTTATAAATTCTCCGATTTCTTTTTCTTTAGCAATGTATTCTGAGGAACCAATTTCATACCAGCCCAAAAGTTTCATGTTTTCCAACATTTTTTGACTAGTGGTGCTAAAAACGTGCTCACCGGGACCAAAACTTTTTTTGATGCTCACATTATTCAAAGAAATAAATGTGTCTAATTTAAGATTAACAAAATCATTTCTAGCACTCTGTTCATCAACAGCATTATTTTTAAAAACCATATTGTGTAGCTGTAAAGCATTCATTTCTTCTTTTTGAGATTTCCAACTTCCACCAAAATTATGAGTAACAACATATTTTGCATCCAGTCCATCTTTTGCAACAAGTTGTTTCTTGGGCCAAGCAAAAATACTGCTTTTTACTTTTTTAAATAAAAACAAATTCTCAAAATTTTTGAAGGTTTGATCATTCAAATATCTTTCATTGATATAATAATAATTCTTATTAATACTTTGCAAGTGACTACGAAATTTTTCAATCCAATAATTTTCGCTGTCTTTATTAGGAATTACTGCAACAATATATTTTTCATCCTTTTTCTCTAAAGGCATAGTTTGTTTATCAGCATAAGATTTGATGTTGGACACAACCTTGTAAATTTCTTCTGGATACAAGCTGCTTTTCTTAAAGCAGAAAAATTCACCATTCTGAAAAAATTCATCTCTAGTGTTGATCAACTCTTGGATGCTCAAAGTTTTGATGCTTTGAGCATCCATTGTTTGCAATTCTTCAAAAAAATTATTGATTTTTTCCAAAACTTTTTGGTTGTTGGGAGTGCTTTCAAAACTTTCTCTGCTAATGGGCAGACTCATTTTGCCAATAGGAATGTCAATAATAATGTAATGATTTTGAACGATTTCATTTTTAAACTTTTTATTAAAGTCATTTGAGAAAATGTAACTTTTATAACTCACATTCCCCATGCAAAAAAACACAATGTTGTTTAAATGGGAATTTATTGGATTTTTAATTAGTTTGAATTCAAAATCATCAATTTTAAAAGTTTTAACTGGTTCAACATTGGTGTGCTGATTACCCTTTTCATAAAATTCTGCACTTTGAAGACATGTTGATAAAAAATGTTTTGTCTGAGAACAAAACTCCCACACATCTTTGTCTTTAATTTCCAAAGAAACTTCTAAACCGGATTCTTGAGTGGGTTCTTCTAAAACCTTTAGAATTTGACCAACAGACACTCCATTTTGTCCAGCCCCAAGACTACAAGCATAAGTGGTGGCAGTTCCTTGGTGAAAGCTTTTAACGTAAAAAGTATCAGTGTAGCAAAACGCGGATTTCGAGCCTAAGCCGAAAGAGCCGCTTTGTTCATTATTGTCTCTTTTTGTACTTTTAAAATACATCCCGAACACATTACGAACATCATGTTCATTTAACCCATTTGCATAATCTCTGACAGAAAATTGATTATCTTGTAATTTGATACAAATAGGAATGTTTATATTAAACTTAATATGTTCATCTAAAGCATTGCAGACGTATTCTCTCACAACTGCTCCAATTTTATTTGAATAGATTTTGTCTCTGAGAAAATAACACGCTTGTTCCATTCCATTAGAATCCATCCCCATTGTGGACGCTTCCATGTTTTCAGAGGTTAGTAGAGGAGTTGAATGATATTGTAGTTTCATGAGACCATGATACGAAAAAATAGACTCCTGTCAACATCAAAATGGTGGATTTGGACTAAGTAATATGTGATGTGGAAAATATACAAAATAACAAACATTATAAATAATAAAATATACATAGGAATAACAAAAAGAGCATTAAAGAGACGATTTTATGAACATACGCAAAACAAAAACGGTTTATTGTATAATTCAATTTCTAAATACGGTAAACAAAATTTCTCAATTCAACAAATAGATGAATCAGACACTCTATTATACGCTCTTTTTAAAGAATCTAATTATATTTCACAACATGCATCATACGAGAGGGAGAAGGGGTATAATTTAATAAAAAATTCTTTTTATATGGAGTTTACAGAGGAAGTGAAATTAAGATTGATAGAAGCACTGAAAAATAAAAAGAAATTAATGGAAGAGAATCCATACATAGGAGTATTTTTCATAAAATATAAAAAAAGATGGTGTTTCAAAATAAATGCATTGGATAAAAAAGCATGCATTAAAAATTTCAAGACCTGTTATGATGCTGCTATTGCCAGAGATATATATCTAGTAGAAAATTATGACAAAGAAGTGGTATGCAGGTTGATGAATTTCCCGGAGATGTATAAAAATATACAAGACGGAAAAATAAATTTTCCAGAAAGACAATTAAGTATAAATTATAAAAAATCTAAATATAGTGGGGTATTTTTCGAAAAACGATTTCAAAAATGGAGAGTTCGAATAGATAAAACTAAATGTGAAGATAAAGACATATCTTTTTCCAAGGGTTTAATAGATGACGAAAAGGATGCTGCCGAATTATCGGACTATATAAAGGTAAATTTTTATAAAAACTACGCCCATCTCAATTTTCCTGAAAAAATAGATTTATATAAATCAGAAAATTATAAACTTCCGTTAAGTGTTATAGAAAAATCTAAAAAAATAAAATATAAAAATATATCTATAGAAAAACAAGGTTATTATAGAGTTTATATAGAATTTAAAGGAAAATTATTTAGAAAAACTGCCAAAACATTAGAGGATGCTGTGAAAGAAAGGAATTTAATTCTTAATAGTATAGGAAGAAAAATCCCCTTGTATAATTAAATAAACACATGAACTTCAAACAATTTTGTGAGAACAAGCAAGCAGGATACAGTGCATTAGTATTAGATGAGACTAGCAGACAAAAACTTTTAAACTTTGAGCAAATAAAAGAATTGATAACACCAGAAATGCAAATCATTGCTCATCACATGACAATAAAAATGGGAGGTTTAGAAGGCACTCAACACTATGGCAGACTAGGCCAAAAAGAGAGTATAGAAGCTTCTAGAGTGGGCACAAACGAAATCAACAGTGTTGTGGCAGTGATGGTCAACGGTATATCAGACAACAAAATTCCTCATGTAACCATAGCTGTAGATAGAAAAAAAGGAGCCAAACCTGTTGATTCTAATAAAATCACTAGTTGGACTCCTTTGACCACTCCCATAAAATTAAGCGGAGTTGTTTTGGAAATAATTTAACAGATTTATCCGATCCTCTCGGCTAATTCCCCATTATAGAAAAATGGAGGGGAATTTAAGAATTGAACTTAACGTTTATCTTGCTGTAATAAATCTTTTCAGAATACCATCATTCCGTCCGGTGAGTCTGCCAATTCCTCCAGAGCAACCATAAAAAATAATTTGGTGGTGCTCCCCTGACTTGAACAAGGATGTGCTCTACTGAGCGCCGGTTTTACATATAGATGTTTTGCTGTTGAGTTTTTCAAGACTCATTTTTGGAGAACCATCTCCTATACGGGAGGAATTGAACCTCTTCGTCTTAATAAGGCAAAGAAAATTTAATTTTTGCTGTTAGAGTCTTTTTACAAGAGACAATTTGTTTTTTTTCCAATAAAAAATTTAATTTTTGCTGTGAGTCTCTTTATCAGAGGAGGTTTTATCGTGTATGTTTAAAAGACATGTGATAATTGGTTGCTGTCTCTCCTCTTGTTATCTTACTAATTATACCACACTCCGCACTATAGTCAACACTTTTCTGTGAATTTTTGACATTTTTTGTTATAAAAAACCCGGAAGATTTCTCTTCCGGGTTGATTTTAAATGCTGACCATGTTCAGCACTTGTTGGTACATCGCCTTTTCAAACAGTTGTTCTGGTGTTAAGATTTCGTGTCCTGATAGGAAAGAAATGACGCTCCCGGAATAACCACTAAAATAAAAAGTTCCCTTTTCGTTAGCAGTTGTTTCGAATTTTTCACCAGTTCCTTTACCATAATAAGAACTCTGTAGGTTCCAAAGAACAATCTGAAAAGAATCTACATATTTTTTAGTAAATCCTGCACTATGAAGTTTATTTCTAGCAGTTTCTACATTAGTTTTTCCTAGTTGTGCAGGGTTAAACTCAGAATCTGATAAACACAGGATTCCTGTAGGAAAATCATCTTCTGGAATTCCATTATGTTTAAGAGTTACAAACAAATCAATTACGCTTTGAAAATTTGTGCTTCCTACATAACTGCAATTATTATTGTACCATTTTTCAAGGGGTGTATTGCCTTTCCAAGTGTGCATTGTGGCAGTAGAATTAAACTCCACAAAAGAACCAGTAAATTTTCCAGACAAGAATTCAGAGAAGTATAGTGCAAGAGCCTTAGCAACCACCAGACATGAGGTAGTGGTTCCGCTACATTGTGAACCCATACTTCCACTTGTGTCAATCACCGGCATCCAGTTGCACTGCTTTTCTTTCTTACTATTATTAGCCTTTTCAACAAGAGTGTTGAATTGTTTATTAATAGTATCTTGTTCATGTTTGGCTAAATTAGCTAAAGTGTATGGTAGTTTACTGAATAGCTCATGAACAAAACCAGTATATTTAACACTAGTCTTGGGATCACCCACCCACTTTGCATATTTTTCAGAAAGATTCTGATTTTTCAGGAATTTACCTCTAACCAATAGGTTGAGTGCTCTTCCATGAATTTGATCAAAATTAATTCTGTCAAATTGACGCTGTGAGATGAGTTTTTGCCATTCATGAGCAGCACCACTAGTTTTGAGCTTGCGGTATCTCTTGTAATTTAGGCTACTTTCTTTTTGACCAAAAAGAAGGCTGCTAATCCATTTTGCAATCATGCAATTTGCTTGACTTTCTACAGTCTTACAAACACTCTTGCTTTTGATTTGTGGTAGATATTTCTTTACCAGATCATGACAATTTTCATTTTCAAGACCACTAAGAATTAAATTCCCAAATTTATTCCAATCTAGTTTACGATTTTCCCAACCATTATAAACCAAATCGTATTGCAACATACTAAACACATCATGCCAACTACCAAGACTAATGTATAGTCCGATGTTTTTCCAGAAAATTTCTGGTGCCTTTTGGGAGAGCCAGATCATTCTCATGAGAGGTTCATGTTTTAGTTCTCCTCCAAGCTGGGCTTCACTAGTAGTTTGACCATTAAGTAATGATACTTTTCTAGGAACAGTTCTTAGATAGTGGATAAACTTTACAGCGTCAAGCTTGTCCTGTGCCCACAGCAATTCACAATCCTTGGAAATTTCGTTGAAAGTTCTAGGAGACTTGTAGGTACCAAGTTTACCAAACTGATCCACAAATGAATTTAATGTGGAACTAAGTTTCTTTGCGCCATTACCAGAAAGTGTTTCTACACTTTTCTTGAGTGCTTGTTGTACAAAAATTGGTTGCACTGTGCTCTTTTTAGCAACTTTTGTTGAATCGAATAATTTCGTCTGTTTTGTATTGAACATATTTGTCTCCTTTTAGGTTAAGGCTTAACTATAACATGTTGCTATTATTTGTCAACAGGTTTGTATAAATAATAGCAAAAAATAGTGCTGCTGCACATCACAAATCCACTAACATAATTAGCTAAAAGAACTAATTGAACTCCAAATTGATTGAGAGTGTAGATTATAGCAAGAAGGTAAGCAATCTCGCACAACCAATAAGTCCAAATAGCAATATTTTTACTACTTTTATTTTTAATTATAGTAAATGTTTGTGGCAAATAACAAATTGCAAATAAAACAGAATAACACAGTCCAAGAATTGTCAATAAAGTATTATTCATGTTTGCAAATATATACGTTTTTATGGCTGTTCTCAAAAATTTGATGGAGAATGTCTTGCACTTTTTCCCAATCTGCGCGACCCAAACCACAGCCGATTCTGTATGGAATGTAAACATCATTCAACGTAATTGAAACACTTTCATAGCCAAGAGCACCA